GTATCCCCCCACGGTCCTATGATTTCTTTAATCTCATCATCCGTCAGACCGACCCACTCCTGTGAATACTTGATTGCTTCTTCAATAATTGCAACTTCTTCTGCAATAGTGTCAGCAAGGTAAATAAATTTTGAATTTCCGCTTGCGTCTTTGCGTTCAATCAAAGAAACAAGGAGCTTGTGGGCATTAATCATGTGTTCTTCTCCTTGAGTTTGGTTTCCGCAAAGCGAACCCCGCCATGAAATGCCGCGTAGTTATCTGACTGCTCTGCGGCGTTGTCAATCTCCTCATCCGTCAGCCCAACCCACTGGCGCTCATGCGCGGCGACAAGGGTGGCAAAGCGTTCAAGATATGGATCAAACCAATTTAAGTCCCACGATCCGGGAATTTCCGCCTCCCGCGCCATGCGGATGATGTCTTCTCTATTCATGCTATTTTGTCCTTGAACCCACTTGGGGCTAGTCGTTTAGTACAGCTTTCACATTTCCATCTGAAGCCTTTACCGTTCGATAAAGGGACTTTGTGTACTGCCGGATTTACTCGGCACTGTTGGCAGTTTTGGGTCATTCTTTTGTTTTCGGCGGGATGACGTAGTTTGGTTTGCCGCCGGAAAAAGTTTTAACTGGCCGATTCATTTGTCCAGCTAAGTAAGCCGCTTTGTATGCGCCATCACTTGTGTTAGCGCGCATGAGTTGTTCTTTAAGATATTTAATCTCAACCTGAGATTGTTCGTTTGCTGTTTTCCATGCAGCCTCCCATGCCTCGTACATGCGTGCCTCTAGCGGGTTGTAGCTGCCCGCCGGGGTGTTTTTACCGTGAACGATTGACCACCATTCACGCCAAGCTTCAGTCATTTTGTTCTTCATTTGTACCTTCCGAGTATTTAATCCAAACATCTTTGGGCATTTCGATTGTCATTACGCGATAGCCACAAGGGCATACACGCCTGCGTTCCACCCAGTGAAAATCTTTTACAGTGTCTTTCCACTGCCGAGTATCTTTAGTCCTCATCGGCGTTAAACATTCAGGACACTTCATAGGTACACGTGCGAGATCCAGTCAGTCTCGGGGTTCTGCGCATACATCATTTCATGCCGCACCTTGGCGCCCATCAGTTGTAGTTCTTGCAAGGTCTTGGTCTTTACACCGCCATAGGTCACCCACTCTTTAGGGTTCTTCACGTGCGGCACATACATCGCAATCCCGTGCATAAAACAAGGTTGCAATGTCACCTCGATCTCTGGTGTAGATTTTGCTTTAGCTTTCATATAGTTCTCAGTGTTTAGGGTTAAATTCACAAGACGTAACAACACACCACGGGCAGAGCGGTGTCTGCCGTGGATTCCAAACATCGTTCTCAAACGCAGCCTCGAGGCGCGCAACCCGCTCGCGGTACGCCCACCATTCCTTCTCTGACTGATCTCGGTCCATCGACATCGTGACCATATCGTTCTTGACTACAAACAGCAGCGCCGACTTTACTTGGCGGATATGCGGGAAGTGGATGAACACCATGAGCGACATCAGCTTTAGCTGATCAGTGTCCGGGTAGCGGTTGTTTCCGGTTTTGTAGTCAGCTACCCACGCAGTCAGGTCGTCATCGTCCACGATCAGCAAATCAGCGATCCCGCGTGCCCACATGTTGTCCGCAGCCCATGCGCAGGGTTTGAGGTCGCTAGTGACTGCCATCTGGTACTCGGTCAGCTTGCGCCCGGGCTTGGTCATCAACGCATCGAGCACAGGCTGAACAAACTCAAACTGCGCGGGCAACGGTGTGCCGTGCGCTACATAATGCTCAGCCGCAGTGTGTAGTTCCTTGCCGTAGAGGGTGGCCTGCGTGTCCGTGAACGGGTAGTTCTTGAGTACTTTGACCTCATGGTAGCGGCGCGCGCAGCCCTCAAAATCCTTGAGGCTGGAGTGGCTCCATGTAACTTTCTTCTCGATCATTGCTTGGCATCCCCATAACGCAAACTCGTACCGCCATCAGCAGCCAGAGGTATCCCCGGCATGTAGGACGGCTCCATTGTCATCTGCTCAATCACCCAGTCGAGTGCCTCTTGGGCTTCATCCTCGGGCGCTAGCGCGATCAATTCATCATGCACAGTACCCACCACAGGGTAGCGTCTAGATACGCGCAGCATGCCGTCTGTCATCACGATCCGCGCAAGTGCTTGGGTGATGTTGTTGGTGATCTTGCCGGCGTAAAGTTTCGTTGCATCCTTGCCGTACACCCAGTTGCCGTCTTCATCCTTGCGCAGGTTGGGATAGCGGATCTTCATGCCGTTGGGTAGCTCGATCTCGCCCTTGCGGAAAGTCAAGCATTTATATGTGCGCTCTTCACCTTCCACTAGGCAGTCCACCATCAGCTTCGTACACAGCGCCCACAGACTAACCACTGAATGGGCCGTATGTCTGTAGATGTCGATGATCTGCTTGGCGGCAACCGCATGAATAGCTAACTCTTCAAGCGTGCAGGTGTGTGGAATGTTCAGCAGGCGGGCCTCGGTCTCGCGCCACTCGAAGAATTTTCTAGCCAGTGCCTTGTTGACCCCTAGCTGCTTGGCAAAATTTGCTTGATACCGGATCGGCGGTGCCCCAAGGAACCCCACCATTAGCTGCGACGCGAACGATGCCCAACCCAGCCCGTACCCACACCCAAGCAGCGCGGACTTGGCCGACTGACGCAGGTCAGGGTGGGACTCTTTAGTCATGCCCGGGATGTTGAACATCTGCGCACCAAACGCTGCGTATGGGTCTGCGCCTGAACGAAAGATGTCCAGCATGTCTTCATAGTCCGAGAGCCATGCGAGCACGCGCGGCTCGATCTGGGACAGGTCACCCACAACTATCGTGTGGCCCATCGGCGCTAGTATCGCCTTGCGTAGGAAACTCCCGCGCTTTAGGTTCTGCATGTTGATCGCGCTGCCCTTGGATGCCGTCCAGCGCCCCGTAGTGGCCCCGTAATAGCTCAGCGGTACAGGCAGAGGCCCACGCTTACTGATGTCTAGGAACCGCTGCGCACGGGTGCGCTCGGTCGTGCTCTTTACTTTCAGCCTAGCCTCGCAGAGCAGCGCGGCTGCTTCGTTCTCGCCGTTCATGATCGCTTGGAACATGGCGTCGTTCTTGGCCAGCGCTAGCGTCTCTTCACCCGTGGTCTTGCTGATTTTTCTAGGCGCGGGTACCCCAACAGCCTCGAGTAGCTGGGCAAACTTTGGGTTAGATGCTAGGTCTGCGTCTGTGATGCCGAGGTTTGTGAGTAATGCTTCGCGCTGTGCGCGCTCCTCATCGATAGCCTTGGTCAGCATCGTGCCGTCGAGAATTAAGCGCGGTTGTGTGTACATCTTCAGCGTCAGATCAATCAGGCGTAGTTCTTTAGCTGGGTACCCGGCAGATAGCCGGTGAAATATTTCTTCGCACAGCATCACATCATGCGCACAGTACTCGGCTAGCTCTGCCTCGATCTCAGGCGTTAGTTCTTCGAGTCCGTCGGTGTTGTGTACCGCGTTACCCTTGGGCGGCAGATCGAATTCTTGAGCTAGCAGTGCTAGTGAGTTTCCTGCTTCCGTGCCGCGCAATGCGCGGGCCATGCTGAGCGTATCCAGAATAAATACCGGATGACAGTCGTACTTCCACTCAAGTATTGATACGTCGAACTGGGCGTTGTGCGCAAGGATTGCTGTCTGGGTCCAGTCGTACTGTGTGAGCGCGTCATGCAGATCTTCGCCGTTGTACCAGCGTGGGGGTTCATCCGATCCGTACTCATGCAGGCAAGCACCAAATGCTTTGAACCTTGGGTCGCGGATGTACTCCTCGGTGGTCATTTTGGATAGCGTGTAGTCCGCCTTGGACCAGCGCGTCTCGAAGTCAATCGTGACTATTTGTTTGAAGGGTTTGGCGTTACTCAATTGTATTGCTCTCTTGGTGGGGCGTCTGCCGTAGCTCTAGCAAGCGCTTCTTGGATAAACACATTGGCGCTGTGTACTAGATTGCATACCATGTCTGGCCCCGCGTTGAAGGTCAGGATCGTCAGTTGCTGTTCGTCTTCGTGCATGTAAAGAAACAGCCCGTGCCCCTTGGCGTCTTCCTCTACGCATTTCGCGATGCGATCACTCAGCTCCGAAAGCTGACTAAATTTGCGGTGCTTTACTTTTTCGTCGTCCATTCCAATAGCTCCTGTAGTACGTGTAGGTTGTCTTCGTTGATCACGAGCGCATAGCCGCCCGCGTCAAATATCCGGTCGATGTGCGCCTGTTGCAGCGCTGTTGGTTTGTTCGTTCCTGCCTTGGCCTCGATGCCGATGAAGCGACCGTTGCAGCACACCAAGAAGTCCGGCACCCCTGAGTTCCCATACCCGGTCCCGATGGGCATTGCGTAGTAAGCACTGAACTCATCGAGGATGGCGCGGATCTTTTTCTTGACCAGCACTTCTGGTTTTATTCCCATATGGGTATAGCCCCTATCTCGTTTGACCGTAGTACAGCAACGACAGTTCTTCAGTCACGAACTCAACAGCCCACGAATCCGGGTCCGGGTTGTCCAACAGCTTCGCCACGTATGCACGTATGGCCGGCAAGTCTGCGTAGTTACTGAACGCCTGTTGCGCATGTGCGTGCGTTACAAAGTTCTCTACTAGGCTGTCTGGCGTGTCTTCTAGGTCGTCCATCCAATAGCTGGGTGGCATGCGGTTGTCGTAGGCGTCTTGGATTCTGTTTAGGGTTGCTTGAGTTTGGCGCATGGTGTTTGGCGTTGGTTGTTAGGTGAGGGGGGTATGTATATTCCGCGCCCCCTCTGTTCGCGGTGTAGGAGTGTGGGTAAGGTCCGAAATTCCATATAGCCGGCAACCCTACCCACGACGGGACACACTAGATATACAAGCCACGTATGAGCACCGTCCGATATGCACGCCGGCTTAATTCTGTTCAGGTTTCTGGTTCTCTGAGAGATCCTCTAAGCGGTCGATCTCTCTTTGCAAGTAGTACCGGGCTTTGCGTAGGTCTTCCAGTGGCTTGCCTTTGTGATCGGCGCGGGCGATGTATTTACCCACCTGCCACAGCAGTGGGTTCTTGGGGAACCAGTCTTGCAGTACTTCAATGACTTCGTAGTAGCCGAACGTGTAGTGCGCTGGTTTGTTGACTGGGTCGTTCATCTGTGGCTTTGGTTGCATGATGGTTGTCTTGAGGCTCTCACCTGTGTGTGCGTAGATCATGGGCGTGCCCTGTTTGGTTGATTGAGACTCTAGGTTAGTTTGACTTTTTTGGTCTGTCAAGCGTTTTACAAAAATATCGGCGATCTTGGTGGTTTTGTGATGGACGGCACGATGTTGGCCCACAGTTTCGCTACGTCTGAGCGCTCGGGTTCGGGCCACTGGAGCGGATTCTCGCCGGGTGCTAGCGTCTCTTTGAGGAACTCACGGGTCTTTAGTCGGCCAATCACGCCGTGTAGCATCGAGATAGCAGCGTCGCAGAATACAATCGTGTTGGGGTCTCCGATCTTCTTGGCGTAGCGCTTCTGTCGAGTGATTAAGTCCATCTCGTGTCTAACATGAGACACCCAAGTGTCCCACTCACTCTTACGTGGGCGCTCCCACCTCTGCTTCGAGGCTTCGCTGCACGCTTTGGACTTGCGTTTGACTTTGGCTTCTTGCACACGAACGGCGGTGGATGGGCGTATGTCTCCGGATGCTACTAGTTCGTTCAGTTCATGAATGGTTAGCTTTGACAGTTTACGCTCTGTGGGGGGTCGGCAGTCTTTGCAATAGTTGGATGTGAACTCGACTCGGTGCTCCCCAGAGTAGCCTCTTGCCATTGCGTGTTGGCGTGAGATTGTGTAGATGAACTCCTTGGGCGGCAGAATCCGGTTGCATTTTGGGCAGTGTACGGCGTGAGTCATGGCAGATCCTCCTTAAAGTCCAAATACTAGCAAAAAGTTTGGACGCTGGCAAACCCTTATGTAGCCTAGGTTTGCGTCGGGGATACCCAAGGGGTACGTTTTCTTATGTCGCTTACTGGCTTTTTGATTGGACGCATTCAAGCCCGCATGTAGCCTAGGTTTCAGGGGGGTAGCGTGCCACATGGGATCGATTTTAAAAAAATAAAAGAACCTAAGCCGGGAAGGAAGCGAGCGTCCGGGCGTCCACGTAGGTGTATTAATATATAAGATATAGATATAGATATATATGTAGGTATTCGCCGGACTTTGACATTGAGCGCTAGGATTGACGCGGGTTACAGAGCGTCCGGGGGTGCGGACAAATCGGGATAAATTTAGACTGTTGTAAAAAAACAACATTTTGTCTAGTCTTTTACACTTAACGCGCCTGCAACCCCCACGGTCGATACTTCACCGGCAATAATTGCCGGTCAGCCTAACGCGCCTGCAACCCCCACGGTCAGCATAGCGAACGCGTCCGCTACGCGGATGGCCACCAAACGAAAAGGCAACGCGCCTGCATCCCCGACGGGCGCCCCTACCCGAGGCCACAAAAAAGGCCCCGAAGGGGGCCGAATCAGCGGGCACAAAAAAAGCCCCCGAAGGGGCGAAGGGGGAGCGGCCCCCGTAGGGGCCGGCACTGGTGCGCTACAGGTACCCTAGGTGAATTCCGCGTTCGTCGCGAACCTCTACCACGTAGGCGATGCGCGTCGTCGGCGCGCGGACTACCCGGTAACTCCACTCGGTGTCGTCGGCCTGTAGTTTGGCCGCTAGAGTAGCGGCCTGAGCGTGGGTTGGGTGGAGTCTCATTCGTTTGTCCCGTTTTCAATGTAGCGGAGCCAGCGATTAACGTCGGCGGTGCTGATCCAGTCCCCTCGCGTCCCGTCGGATTGTGGCCCGAATTTACTAGTTTGTAGGTGCGCGCGGAATTCGTGGATACGCTCGATTAGTCCGACGATTCGGTGGTTTGCGCCGGCATTCTCGGCTTGCAATTTGAGGATGTGATTCATCCTAGACTCCTGTGAAGTGGCGGGATTGTGTGCCGTGAACAATGATTGCGGGCGATGCGCGCCTACTGTTTTCCCCTGCGCCGTCGCATGCGCCACAATCGATGCATTGCAGGCGTTTCCCGGCTTCGTCGGATGCGGGGCACTCGAATTCCCCAGCGGCTAGTGGGTCGGTTTCCAGTCTGATCCGAAAGGTTCTCCACCCGCCCGCGCGTGCGTCCAATAACTCCGATGGATTGTCGACTGACGCCATGCATAACCCGGCGATGCCCTGCGCAAAATCGGCGCGCCACTGGTGCGAGTAACCCGTGTGGCCCGCTGCTAGTTTGAGGATCGATTGCCACACTCGAGCGCGGATCATTGCAGGGTCTCCGTATGCGCCTAGTCGTACCATCCGGCCCGCGATAATGCGGCGCAATTGTGCAGGCGATACCCGAGGGTACAAACCGGCCTTAAGCGCGCGATAAACCGATCCGATCCCGAAGTGTGTCACGTAGCAAGTACGCTTGCCTGTTAGTGGGTCGCGACGGTGCCGACAATCCCCGCATATAGAACGGTCCGCGCCATTGGCGATTGCCTCCGATGGGTGAACGTCGGAGCGTAGAATATAGGTTTGCACCATATCCCCTGTTTTCCCATTGTCCGAATGGACTATCGCCACGCCTACAATCGGCGCGCCATCAATGGGCGATCTACCCTCATAAAATACGTACCCGGTGGGGTTCTTCATGCGTTACGCTCCGGTTAAATGCCAACATCGGCACAGCACAGCACCGGACAACCCGACGCTGTGCTGTGCCGCCCCATGTGGGGCGGCGTGGGTTTATTTCAGTGCGGCTTTTAATTCGGCTTTGATCCGTTTGGCTACCGGTCCGCGCCATGAACCCGCGTTACTCAAAAAATACAAAACGATACCGTGCGCGTCGTCATGGCCGAATCGGTCACGTATGCAATGCATGCCTGCTAGGGCGTTTAGATATGGCACGGCGGCGAAGTGCGGCTTCTTCCAGTCTTCGCGAATTTCGCGGGCGATGTCAGTCAGTGGGCGGTGGTTCATGCTTGGTTCTCCATTGTGGTAAATGCCTGGGCGATGTCGGCCTTCACTGCGGCCAGGACGGCGGCACGGTTTCCCTTGTATCCGTATTCGGTCTTCAGGGTCGCATATGCGGATCGTCCGCTGCTGCGCATGCCGTTAATCTCTAATCGAAGCGCGGTGCGCAGTGTGCACAATCCGAATAGTGCGATCTTGTTGGGGTCACTGATTGACGACATGGCCGGCCCCTTATGCAATGCGAACGGCGGCGATGCGGCCCGAGCGCGTGTAAATGATGCCGATGCCCGATCTATAGCAGCCGAGCCACCCTCTAGCCTCTCGCGTGGTGCGTGCGCGGTGCACGTAGCGGTCCCCATCCGCGTCAATGATGACAACCCGATAGGGGCTGATTGCGCGGCGGATCGCGCGTCGGATTGCGTGCTTAATCTCTTTCATTTTTCAGACTCCGGGTTAGTGCGGGCGGCATTGCCGCCCGAGTTGGTTTATTCAGCGTCGGTCAATATCTGAGCTAGTGGGCGCGAGAACCGTTCAGGATGCCGGCCCATTTCAACGCCAAGCCGATAAACGGCTTGGTCGCGATCTTGGGAAACTACTTGGGCGCCTAGGATGCCAACGTCGTCAACAATACGTGCGACCCAAAAATCGGTTTCTTTATCAATGAATACTTCGATGCGATGCATGTTGGTTCTCCGGGTTAGTGTGGGCGGCATTGCCGCCCGGGTTTGGTTAGTTGGTTAGTAATTCCATGGGGTAGCGTTTGCCGCTTTCGCTGCCGCTTTCGCTGAGCGCTTGTCGGCGTGGTGTTCGGTTCGGATCACTCCGGTATTGATTTCAGCGCCAGTTGTCAGAATCAGCGTATGGCCGTTTGGCAGGTTAAGTAAGCGCGATGTTGTAGGACGCATTTTGTAGATGTGGGAATAAAGCATTTCGTTAGACTCCGGTTAAAACAACGGCGAGACTTGCCGCCCCTATCCTTATGCACTAACCGTGCCAGCGAGAACCTACCCGGAAACCCGCATAAACACGTGAGTGCTTCCGATTGACACCGTGACACCGGCAATCATTACCGGCAATTAATGCATGGCCCGGCAATCTTTGCCGCGTGTCTGCGATGCCGGCGCAGCCGGCCATCCATCCGCCGGCGCAGCCGGCCATCCATCCGCCGGCGCAGCCGGCCATGTTCCCGATGCCGGCGCAGCCGGCCATGCTCGCCCTGTTCTCGCCCTGTACTGGCTGGCATCCGATGCCGCTCCGCCTGCCCCGATGCCCTCGCAGCGGCAAATCCTGCCACCCCACCCACCCCCCACCCTCGTCTGTGCGATGGCGCGACACGCGCCGCCACGAACACTGTTTCTCACCCGCTCCACCCACTTTGTAAAACCTCATACACAAAGTACCCCCCTACCAAAGCAAAACGCGCCCCCATCCCACTACTACAAAAATTTATAAAAACCTTTGTCTAACGCCACACACTTGCATATTCCCGCTGTTTATGTGTACAGTTGCAGGCATGCTGAACCACCTCGTCAACTTTGAGCCAGACGTAGCAGACACCGGAGACTTCAAGCCGCTTGAAAAGGCGACGCCAAATGAAGTGCTCTCGGCTCAGTTCGCCACTGCGGATTGGTTGGAGAAGTTGGGGGTGACGCCCGATGAAGAAATTATTGATGGGCTAGAGACGGCAAGCGCGCGAGAAGCGTTTCAGTCGATGGTTACGGTAACTGACGACGATAAGAAGAAGCAGGCGCTTGTTGAACTGAAAACACCGCTGGCTGTGCGCCAACTAACGGGTATGCTGACAGCCTATGATTGGGAGTTTGTGCAGCAGGCTAAAGAGTTACGCGGCTATACGGTTGCCAAGATCCTTGAAGAGACAACAAGTAATAACCCAAACATTCGGTTAAAGGCTTTAGCGCTGTTAGGTAAGGTAACTGAGGTCGGATTATTTACTGAAAAGATTGAGATCAAGAAAACCGAAATGTCGGACTCCGAATTGGAGACGCGCATTAAAGAAAAGCTCAATCGCTTTATGCAGGTTGTTGATGTTGTAGACGTACATGAACCCAAACAGTTTCACGACGCTTAGTAAAGCAGAGCTTCAGGCTCTGCAACGGGCGCTGCCCCATATGTCCACTGCGGACAAGATGGAGTTGTTCGAGGATCTACAGGTTCGTGAGCATCGCGCGCGGCTAGGGGCGGCAAAAACTTCTATGCTGGGGTTTGCGACTGCGGTGTATCCGGGCTTTAAAGTAGGCGCCCACCACAAGAAGCTGGCTAAAATTTTTGAAGCAGTTCTTTCTGGAGAAAAAAAGCGGGTGATTATTAACATTGCTCCGCGTATGGGCAAGTCCGAGTTCTCGTCCTACCTGTTCCCTGCTTACTTTTTGGGCAAGTATCCTGAGAAGAAGATCATTATGGGTACGCACACTGCGGGTTTGTCAGAAGACTTTGGTCGGCGCATCCGAAACTTGATCTCTTCCGAAGAGTATGCTGAGATATTCCCTCAAACGGGCGTAGCAGAGGACCAGAAGGCCGCTGGGAAGTGGTCGACTACTGCGGGAGGCCAGTACTACGCCGCAGGCGTAGGAGGCGCGCTAGCGGGGCGAGGCGCAGACTTGTTTGTTATTGACGATCCGCACTCAGAGCAAGACGTACGCGCTAACTCAAGGCTTGCTTTTGATACTGCGTGGAACTGGTTCCAGCAAGGGCCGCTTCAGCGACTGATGCCGGGTGGCGCAATCATTGTAATTATGACTCGGTGGTCACTTATTGATCTGACTGGGCGCTTAATCGACTATCAAACCAAGAATCCCAACGCTGATCAGTGGGAAATTGTCGAGCTTCCAGCCATTTTGAATGAGGATAGCCCCGGCGAGAAGTCGCTTTGGCCTGAGCAATGGCCGCTAGACCAGTTAAAAAGCAAAAAAGCCAACATGGACCCCCGGTTTTGGAATGCGCAGTACATGCAGCAGCCCACAGCCGACACATCTGCCGTAGTTTCGCGCAAACACTGGCGTATTTGGCCGGACGATGACCCGCCCCCATGCGAATACATCATTCAATCGTGGGATACGGCGTTCGAGACAAAGAACAATTCGGACTATTCAGCCTGTACTACGTGGGGCGTCTTCTATAATGAAGAAGAAAACAACTCGCCGCAGATAATTTTGCTTGATGCGTTCAAGGAACGCATGGCTTTTCCTGAATTAAAGGCGGCAGCACACAAACATTGGAAGGAGTGGGACCCAGATGCCTTCATTGTGGAGAAAAAGGCAGCGGGCGGACCGCTTATCCAAGAGTTACGGGCTATGGGCATTCCCGTTCAGGAATTCTCGCCTAGTCGCGGCAATGACAAGATGGTTCGGATGAACGCTGTGTCGGATCTGTTCCATTCCAACAAGGTCTGGGCACCGGATACGCGCTGGGCACGCGAAGTCATTGAAGAAGTTGCGGCATTCCCTGTGGGGGAGCATGACGATTACGTGGACACGACCACCCAAGCCCTTCTACGGTACCGCCAAGGGGGGTTTATTGCGTTGGATTCAGACGAGAAGGACGAGTTATCGCTTTTTCGCCGCAGAACTGCTGCATATTACTAAGGTAAACAATGGCTACTAATATTGACAAAGCACTCTATAGCGCGCCGCAGGGCATTGATACGCTGGCTGCGCAGGAAGAACCATTAGAAATTGAGATCGTTGACCCCGAAGCGGTCAACATCAAGGCTGGCCCGTTAGAAATCAGTATTGAGAAGGACGGCGAAGAGTCCGACTTTTACACCAACCTTGCCGACGATATTGATGCGGGCGACTTGGACATGCTGGCGGGCGAGCTAGCTGAAGCTATTAGTAATGATCGCGCTTCGCGTAAAGACTGGGAGAAGTCTTACAAAGAGGGCTTAAAACTCTTAGGTCTCCAGTATGAGGAGCGCACGGAGCCGTGGAACGGTGCTTGTGGCGTGTTCCACCCCATGATTACAGAAGCCGTTGTACGGTTCCAGTCCGAGGCTATCACAGAATCATTCCCGGCCCAAGGTCCGGTGCGCACCAAAATCCTTGGAAAAGAGACGCCAGAGAAAAAAGAAGCCGCTAAGCGAGTTGAGGATGACTTGAACTACGAGCTTACGGAAGTGATGCGCGAGTTTAGGCCCGAGCATGAACGCATGCTGTGGAGTTTACCTGCAACCGGCTCAGCTTTCAAGAAAGTTTATTTTGACCCATCGCTTGATCGCCCGGTATCAATGTTTGTACCAGCAGAGGACATTATTCTGCCGTACGGGGCTACAGATCTGGATACGTGCTATCGGGTTACGCACGTTATGCGCAAAACCGAGCAAGAGATTGTGCGGTTACAGCAAGCTGGGTTCTATCGGGATATTGCGTTGCCCGACCCTAGCCGCGAGCAGACAGACATTCAGAAAGCCAAAGATCGGGAGACCGGTTTTAGCGATCTAAATGATGACCGCTACATTATCTATGAGATTCACGCTGATCTGGATATTGCTGGGTTTGAAGACAAAGACGACGACGGAGAAGAAACGGGTATTGCGCGCCCGTACGTGATCACAATTGTTAAGGGCACCAATGACGTACTAGCTGTTCGGCGCAATTGGAGAGAAGAGGACGAGTTCTGCCTAAAGCGGCAGCACTTTGTTAAGTATGACTACATCCCCGGCTTTGGTGCATATGGTTTTGGTTTATTCCATCTGATTGGTGGCTTTGCCAAATCAGCTACCAGCATCATGCGTCAGCTTGTTGATGCAGGGACACTCTCCAATCTACCGGGCGGTTTGAAATCCCGTGGGTTGAGAATTAAGGGTGATGACACTCCGATTGCGCCGGGAGAGTGGCGTGACGTAGATATTGGTTCGGGGGCGCTTCGGGACAACATCCTGCCGCTGCCATATAAAGAGCCATCAAACGTCTTGTATCAGTTGCTGTCCACGATTGTGGAGGAAGGGCGCAGGTTCGCAGCCACGGCGGACATGCAGGTTAGTGATATGTCGGCTCAAGCCCCAGTGGGGACCACGCTGGCTTTGTTGGAGCGCCAACTCAAGGTAATGACGGCGGTGCAGGCGCGCCTGCACTACAGCTTCAAGCAAGAACTGCGCCTGCTTGCGCAGATTGTTCGGGACGAGACAGATGCTGAGTACGACTATGACCCAGAAGAAGGGCCGCGCAAGGCGAAGAAGTCTGACTATAACCATGTAGATATCATTCCTGTTAGCGATCCGAACGCTGCGACGTTGAGCCAGCGGGTTGTTCAGTATCAAGCCGTCATTCAGATGGCGCAGATGGCACCGGACATTTACGATCTACCGCAGTTACACCGGCAGATGCTGGAGATTCTGGGTGTTAAGCATGCCGATAAGTTGGTGCCGCTGCCAGAGGACATGAAGCCGCGCGATCCGGTAACTGAGAACATGAACCTGATGAAGAGCGAGCCAGTCAAGGCGTTCTTCTACCAAGATCACAAATCGCACATTCAGGTTCACATGGCGATGATCCAAGACCCAACAATTGCGCAGGCACTTGGGCAGAACCCCAAAGCTCAGCAGATTTCAGCCGCGCTTATGGAGCACATTGCGGAGCATGCCGGGTTCCTGTATCGCTATCAAGTAGAGCAGCAGCTTGGCGCTGCGTTGCCAAAATACGACGACGATCTGCCACCAGAAGCAGAGTATGCGCTATCTAATCTAATAGCCCAAGCATCTAAACAGGTAGTGGATCAGAACAAAGCGCAGCAGGCCCGAGAGCAAGCGCAGGAACAAGCACAAGATCCGCTAATTCAGATGCAGATGCAAGAGCTACAGATTAAGCAGCAAGAATTGCAGATGCGGCAACAGGAGACGCAGGCACGGATTCAGCTTGATTCTCAGAAAGCTCAGCTTGATGCGCAGCTAAAACAACAGGATATGCAGCTAAAGATGCAGCAGGCGGCGGCACAGGCGCAGGCGGCACAGGCTCAAGCTCAAGCGCAAGCAGGCAGGACAGCGTTAGATCAGGCGCGTCTGGAGATGGATAAAGAAAAGATGGCGGGCGATATGCAGCTTGCCGGTATGAAGATGGGCGCGCAGATTAAAGAAAGCAAAGCCAAGCAAGAGGCCCAGCACGAGATCGATGGGCTTCGTATCGGTGCAGATATCGCCAAGCACAAGGCGCAGACCGCCGTACAAATGGAACAAGCTAAACAACGCAAACCGGAGAGTAAGACATGATTCATGAATTCGCCCGCGTATTGCGCGAAAAGATCCGCGACGATTTGAATAACTACGCCGATGATTTGGCTAATGGCGTGTGTCAATCGTTTGAGGAGTATCGGAAACTCTGTGGTGTCATTCAGGGTCTAGCCATCGCAGAGCGTTACATCATCGACCTTGCTAAAAAAGTGGACGAAGCCAATGACTGAAGAACTTACGCCTGAGCAAAAAGCAAAGACAGTCCCAGATCCAACCGGATGGAAGATTCTTTGCGCTATTCCTGAGATGGACAACACGTTTGAGGGCACAGAGATTGTTAAGCCCGATGCGTTTATTCGGCAGGAAGAGCATGCAACAACGGTGCTTTTTGTAGTGAAGCTAGGCCCTGACGCATACAAGGACAAAGCAAAGTTTGCTTCTGGTGCTTGGTGTAAAGAGGGTGATTTTGTTTTGGTGCGTACCTATTCCGGTACGCGATTGAAACTCTTTGACAGAGAATTTCGGTTGATCAATGACGATCAAGTTGAAGCTGTTGTTGAAGACCCCCGTGGCATTAGCCGCGCTTAAGGAGAAAACACATGGATGAGTTTAAGTTCCCTGATGAAGTTAATGGCGTACAAGCCATTAAACCAAACGACGAAGACATCGAAGTTGAAATCGTTGACGATACGCCCGAACAAGACCGGGGGCGCAAGCCGCTGGACCGAGAAGTAGAAGACCCGACTGACGATGAGATCGAGTCCTACTCAGACAAAGTTAAGGGGCGCATCAAAGAATTAACGCACGCACGCCATGACGAGCGCCGTGCCAAAGAAGCCACCTTGCGGGAGAAGCAAGAGCTTGAGCGCTTTGCGCAACAGTTGTTGTCTGAAAACCAACAGCTCAAACAGTACGTGGATAACGGAACTGTTCAGTATGCCGAGACTGCCAAAGTTGCGGCTGAAGCAGAACTGGTTGCTGTACGCCGCCAATACAAAGAAGCGCAAGAAGCTTTTGACACAGACGCTATTATTGCTGCCCAAGAAGCACTGACCGAAGCCAAACTAAAACTGGAGTCGATCAAAAACTTTAGACCTATCCCTTTACAAACAACTTCAGATGCTGTACAAAGGCAAATGTCCGCTCCCCCAGCGGTGCAACCGGATGAAAAAACACTGCGCTGGCAGGCAAAAAACCAGTGGTTCGGCGCACAGGGGTACGAGGAAGTTACCAGCTACGCACTAGGGCTGCATCAAAAACTAGTGACTTCGGGCACCGACCCGCGAAGCGATGAATACTTTCAGGCGATAGATTCACGCCTGCATAAGACCTTCCCTGAAATATTTGGGGGGTCGACCTCCAAAAGACAGTCGGCAGTTGTTGCGCCTGCGACACGCTCGTCAGGCACCCGCCAAGTCAAACTAACTACAACGCAGGTTGCGTTGGCCAAGAAGTTTGGCCTAACACCGAAACAATATGCTGATCAACTGGTTAAATTGGAGAATGCAAATGGCTGAAACTAACACTCGTACCCCCCGCGATTTAGCGTCGCGCGAAAAAACTGCTCGGAGCGTCTATGTGCCGCCGAGTTCTCTGCCAGATCCTACCCCTGAAGCGGGCTATGCTTTCCGGTGGGTTGCAACGCATGTATTGGGGCAGGCTTCTCCAACTAACGTGTCGGGCAAATTTAGGATGGGTTGGGTTCCGGTCAAGGCAAAAGATCATCCTGAGCTAATGGTTGAAGGTAACAACGACGGCAATGTGGAAATCGGTGGGCTTTTGCTCTGCAAAATCTCGCACGAAAAAGCGGAAGCCATGTCGGAGTACTACAACGATCAGGCGCAAAAACAAATGGAGTCTGTTGATAACAACTTCATGCGCAACAATGACCCCCGTATGCCGCTGTTTGCAGATCGTAAGTCAACGGTCAGTCGCGGCGGATTTGGTTCTGGTATTAA